GCCCTGTATGAACTCGCCTTAGGACCGAGTAGCCGGCTGCTGGCTGCATGATAGGATTCGCTACCCAATTCATCGAAGTGAGCATAAATACTATACTATGAGAGCAGAACTACTTTACGAATCCGCAGTCGATGAATTGAAAAAGAAACTACCTAGCCTACGCAAGATAGACTACAGTACTATTGACAATTTAATGCAACGCATCAGTAAGCGTTACAAGATCACCGGTAAAAAATTACATGATTTATTTGTAAGCAAATACGGTCATACGCCAGACACCTGGATAAAGAAATACAAAGAAAAATTAGGAGAGGAAGGTGTGGCGGAAGGTTCACTAGAAGCAAATACTCCAAATCCTGTGGTAGTAGTACAAGACCTAAAAGGTAAGATTTTAGATAAAGTAAATCTATCAATGGCTGTACAAAAATATAAATTAGGTAACCCACAAGATATAAAAAATCAATTAGCACATCAAAACTATACTCAGATTGGAAATTATGTCATAGTATCTCCTATGAGCGGACAGCCACAAGATAATACAACACAAGGTGTGGCGGAAGAAAAGCAACGTCTTGATCCTAAATGCTGGACAGGTTATAAAAAGCAAGGCACTAAAATGAAGGGCGACACTAGAGTAAACAACTGTGTACCGGCTGAAAGTGTTGAAGAAGACTGGAACAAAGTCAACAAGAAAGATAAGACTTCTGGAATGAGTCAAAAGGCTGTGAATGCTTATCGTAGAGAAAATCCAGGTAGTAAGTTAAAAACTGCTGTAACAACTAAGCCAAGTAAATTAAAACCAGGAAGCAAAGCTGCCAACCGTCGTAAAAGTTTCTGTGCTAGAATGGGCCGTAACAAAGGTCCTATGAAAAAGCCTAATGGTAAGCCGACTCCCAAAGCATTGGCACTACGCAGATGGAATTGTGAAAGCATAGAACAACTAGAAGAATTAGTAATGCTTGCAGAACAAAAAATTAATGAAGCTAAAAATCTAAAACAACAAGCAGCCATTGCTATTGCTAAGAAAAAAAAAGGAATGAATGAGGGTGACGTAGTTTCTATGCCAGATAGAAGCGAGTCAGATAAAGATTTTGCCATATACCAAGATGGTCAACCTGTAGTTAAATTTAAAACAAGAAATGCGGCAATGGAATTTTTAAACATGTTGCATGAAAAGTATCCAAAAATCAATTATGTTTTAAAAGCTATCCCCTCAACAGCTTTTTACGAGGGTGTAGTAGTGCAATTCCCCAACAAGCAACAACCTACTAAACCTAACGTAAGTCCATTACAAAAGAAAAAACAAGTAACACAACGCACAACTAGTCAGAACGTTGTACCAATTGCTAAAAAACCAGCCGGTATTACTTGGAAGAAGTTACCCAAAGATGTATTGAAATTAGCTAACGATTGGTTCTGGGCTGATATGGACGATGGAGGTTCTGCATCCGCACTAGATCCAAAAGGATATGGTTCTGGTACTAGAAATCAATTACAATTTATCACGGCACAACTACAACAACGTGGTTGGAATATTGATGATGATGAGGAAGTTGATAACGTCTTACTTACCAATAAAGCGGGACAGTCTGTTCTATTACCAAGGGATGATGCATATGACTTTAAGGGTTGGGCAGCAGGCACGAATAGTCATTTACGTGAATCAGTTGAAGGTAAAGATGATGTTCAACGAATTAAAGATTTTATCAATTGGTCGTTAAAAACATTGAATATAGAAAAGCCATACCCTAAATTTATATTGAGTAAAAATACCGATAAGGCACAAAAAGGTCATCATACTGGAGTACACTCTGGCGACACAATTTGGGTATACATTGGTAATCGTAATCTAATTGATATTTTCCGTACTATATTCCATGAGTTAGTACATCATAGACAAGACCAGCTTGGTATGATTAAACATGGTGATAGCTATCCTGGAAGTCCTATTGAAGCACTAGCTGATATGATGGCAGGAAAATACATTAAAATATACGGTAAGGAACATTCTGAGATATTTCAATGAGAGCCCGTGAGTTTTTACTTGAATACAATAGAGCCAAAACTGCACAGATGGTAGGTCCGCAGTTGATAAATGCCTTTGCAACAGGCGGAGACAAACAACAGTATCAATTCTATGATACAACATTTGTATTTCCTGATGGTCAACCAAATACAGAAGCAATACTTGCAGAAGTATTACGTAACTTAGAAGAAGCGGATCCTACTAAAAATAAAATTTATACACCATGGCTTGCACGTGAGTATGCTAAACAAAATATAAAACGTTTAGAAGATGCACATGTGCTTAGTCCTATGCTTGCCGAGTATGACAAATATAAAAAGCGTAATGATTTTCCTGCTGATGCTAAAGATATCATGCGTTTAAGTTATAGTCAATTTTATACTATAGTGGGTAACTATGAGCCTCCTGCAGAGCCACTAAAAGATAAAGGGCAGGCTAGGGAAGTTTATAAAGATAGTGATGTAAGAGTTATGATACCTGATAATGAACAGGCCGCTTGTTATTATGGTCAAGGTACTCGTTGGTGCACAGCGGCCACAAAAGGAACAAATTATTTTAGTAGATATAGTTCTCCAAAGAGTCCTTTGTATATTTTGTTACCTACTCAACCTAGATCAGATGGAGAAAAATATCAATTACATTTTGGTACAGATCAATTTATGGATGAAAATGATGATAACACCAATTTGTATAGTCTACTAACTTCTAGATTTCCTAATTTATACAAGTACTTTATTCAAGCAGAGCCTGAGATTAAATCAATGATTCCTTTTACCGATGATTCATTACTTGAGTCGATCGGTACACAAATAGTTGATTACGTAATGGACCACGTTTGGGAAAAAGTAAATCAATGGGAATCAGAAGATGATAGCTTTAAAGAATGGCAAATGGAAGAAGCAACAAAATTAGGAATCATCAATGATGAAATGAGTGAGATGGAAGTATGGGATACTATTCACGAACACGATAAACTAAATGATTACCTAGATTACAATGATGAAGCCAGAAGATTCGTGCGTGATGTAAAAGGCTCATTAAAAATCTACCCACAAACACTAAAAGAAATAGCAGTAGACCTTATGGAACAAACAGAGGACTCGTTCAGCTATTGGGACTTATATTCAATATATGCCTATGCTATGGAAGATTATTTTGGTCTAGATAGAGATAGAGGTTGGGGTAACACATTAAAGGGCCAAGAAGGTGATATAGTTGACTGGGTACGCAGCCATTTATCTATTAGCAGAACAGGTCAAGTAAGTTATATTAGATAAGGGTAAATTTTTACACAAAAAGTTTGACTTCTTTACGATTTCATGTATAATAAGTACTTTCTCAAGGAGTATTTATGAGTGATGTGAAAACATTCAACGGCGATCAGAAGATTAAACTTACCCAACTTGTCAATGAGGGTATGGCAGTAATGCACGAAATTGACACATTAAATGGTGGTCTTACAGACACTATCAAAGCAATTGCAGAAGAACTAGAAGTTAAACCTAGTGTACTTAAAAAAGCAATCAGAGTGGCTCATAAAGCGAGCCTAACGCAATCAAATCAAGAACACGAACAACTCAACACTATTTTGGAAACAGTGGGTAAAACAATTTGAGTTATGTAGATGCCATCCATTCTAGGGATGAAGATAGAATTTATGTAGTTGAACGAGGTAATGACGGTAAGCGTCATTACACTGAATATCCTGCCAACTATGTTCTCTATTATCCTGATAATAAAGGCAAGCATCGTAGTATCTATGGTAATCCTGTATCTAGATTCAGTACACGCAAACGTGCAGAGTTTGAAAAAGAACGTAGAATACACGGTGGCAAAGAACTATTTGAAAGTGATGTTAATCCTGTATTTCGTTGCTTAAGCGAAAATTATTTGGGTGTAGATGCGCCAAAGTTACATACTTGTTTCTTTGACATTGAAGTAGACTTTGATCCAGAAAAAGGTTTCAGCCCTACTACTGACCCATTCAATCCAGTAACTGCAATCAGTATGTATTTGGATTGGCAAGACACATTGATAACATTGTGTATTGCCCCAAAGCATACGAGTGACGAAACAGCATGGGAAATCACACGCAAATATGAGAATACATTACTTTTCAAAAATGAAAAGGAAATGTTTGATACATTCTTTGAACTGATTGATGATGCAGATGTATTGACTGGCTGGAATTCAGAAGGGTATGATATACCATATATGGTTAATCGTGTCACCCGTGTAATGAGTAAAGACGATACACGGAAATTCTGTTTAATGGGTCAACTACCCAAGCCAAGAGAATATGAACGATTTGGTAAGTCAGAACAGACTTATGATTTGGTTGGTCGTATTCACATGGACTATCTTCAACTTTACAAGAAGTACAACTACGAAAGTCGCCATAGCTATAAACTAGATGCTATTGGTGAGATGGAAGTTGGTGAAAACAAAACACAATACGAAGGTACGCTTGACCAATTGTACAACAAAGACTGGGAAAAGTTCTTAGAGTACAACCGTCAAGATACTATGTTGTTGGTTAAGATTCACAACAAACTAAAATTCTTAGAATTAGCTAATCAACTAGCACATGAGAATACAGTATTACTGCCAACAGTAATGGGTTCTGTAGCTATGATTGAAATGGCAATTTTCAATGAAGCGCATGAACGAGGTTTAGTTGTCCCAGATAAAAAACGAAGGAAAGAAAATGCAGAAGATGTCCAACAAGCGGCAGGTGCCTATGTTGCTACGCCCAAAAAAGGTATGCACGAATACGTCGGAGCAGTTGATATCAACTCGCTCTACCCCTCGGTTATTAGAGCCCTCAACATGGCAGGTGAAACCATCATTGGTCAAGTCAGACAAACACTAACTGATAAATTTATGACGGATAAAGGTCAGCGACTTGCATCTGAAAAGAAACGCCACAAAGAGGGCGATGATGCAGTTACTGGTAGTATTCTTTGGGAAAATCTATTTGGCGCACTAGAATATACCGCAATTATGAATCAAGAACGTGGCACTATGCTTACACTTGATTATGAAGATGGTCGGAGTGAGGAGATGAGTGCGGCAGAGATATGGAAACTAATCTTTGATAGTAATAAGACTTGGATGCTTAGTGCGAATGGCACAATCTTTACATACGAGAAAGAGGGTGTTGTACCTGGATTGCTAACTCGTTGGTATAGTGATCGTAAGGAAATGCAGAAGAAACTAAAAGAAGCAACGACCCAAGCTGACAGGGAGTATTGGGATAAGCGACAACTGGTACGCAAGATTTTGCTTAACTCTGCATATGGCGCACTATTGAATGAGCATTGCAGATTCTATGATAAACGTATCGGTCAATCAGTAACATTGAGTGGTCGGCAGATTGTGCGTCATATGATGAGCCAAATCAATGAATGTGTGACCGGCGAGTATAATCACGAAGGACATGCAATTGTTTATGGTGATACTGACAGTTGTTATTTTAGTGCTTATCCTGTGTTACAAACACAAATACAGAATGGTGAATTGCAATGGGATAAAGAACTATGCATTTCATTATATGATAATATTGCTGACCAGGCGAATGAAAGTTTTCCAGCATTTATGGAGAAAGCATTTCATTCGCCACGCAAGAATGGTGAAATCATTAAAGCTGGTCGTGAACTGATCGGTGATCGTGCTATCTTTATTACAAAGAAACGTTACGCTATCAATATCTTTGATAAAGAGGGCAAGCGTAAGGATAAGGAAGGTAAAGCAGGTGATGTTAAGGCTATGGGTCTTGATTTGAAACGAGCAGATACTCCTAAATATGTACAAGAATTCTTAATGAATGTATTGTGCATGGTAATTCAAGACGGTAAAGGTCGTGCAGAAGTAGTTGATAAAATCAAAGAATTTAAACGAGTACTTACTAAGCAGGATAGCTGGACTAAAGGCTCACCAAAAGGTGTTAACAAACTAACAACGTATGGTAATCTAGAGGCTAATAGTAAAACTGGTCGTGCTAATATGCCCGGACATGTAAGAGGTTCATTGAACTACAATTATCTACGCAAAGTTAATTCAGATAACTATAGCATGAAAATTGTTGATGGTATGAAAGTGATTGTGTGTAAATTGAAATCAAATCCATTAGGTTTCACTAGCATAGCATATCCCACAGATGAACTACGATTACCTCAATGGTTTACTGAATTGCCATTTGATGATGAAGAAATGGAAAAAACTCTAGTAGATGAAAAGATTGATAATCTATTAGGTGTATTAGATTGGGATATACGAGATAGTACAGATGTTAAATCAACATTTGATGATTTGTTCTCATTCGGTTAAACTGGTGTTGACTTGCGTATTATATTCCATTATAATGCACACATACAACACCTAAATAGTGTTATACATACAAAGGAAAGAAATGAAAGACATTTTACAAGATATTATTGCACATACTAGTGCATTGGGATTTATTGAACTAGTTAAGGTAACTGGTACAGATACAGAGACAACTATCAATGCTATTGCAGAAGATAAGAGTGTTATTCTTAGTGGCACATTTAAGAATCCGCATCCCGAGTTTATCGGTGTAGTTGGTATGCCTAATCTAGGTAAACTTAAAACTATTCTTAGTTTTGATGATGAATATGATGAGAAGGCTAAAATCAATGTAATTAGAGGTACCCGTGATGACCCTAACGCATTGAGCAGTATTCACTTTGAAACAGGGAGTGGAGATTTCGTTAACGACTATCGTTTTACGGCCCAGAGTTTTATTGAGGACAAGGTACGTGCAGTAACTTATCATGGTACTGGCTGGGATATTGAGATCCAGCCTAGTGTTGCTAGCATTCTACGTTTGAAGAAACAACAAAGTGCTAACAGTGAAGAAACTAAATTTAGAACAATGGTTGAGGATGATAATCTAAAAGTTTATTTTGGTGACCCATCATCACATAATGGTAACTTTGTGTTTGCAAGTAATATTACTGGAAAAATTAATGATAAATTTCTATGGCCTATTGCACAAGTATTGAACATCTTAAATCTCACTGGTGATAAAACTTTGCGTTTAAGCAACAAGGGTGCAATGGAAATCACAGTTGATAGTGGTCTTTGCGATTACAGATATTTGCTACCTGCACAACAAAAATGATTAAGGGACTTACAGGCACATGCGGAGTCACGGTAAGCGGGGGTAATACTGCCTTACCTTATATTAATCCCAATGCTAATAATCCTATCCAGGGTATGATACGTGTTAACAATGCAGAACTAGAAGTGTTTAATGGCACAGGTTGGCAACAGCTACCCAGCAGTTACGCTACAGTGACTTTAGATCAAGATATACTGGAAATTATACATTGGGCACGTAAGAAGCGTGACGAGGAATTAGAATTTGAAACTCTTGCTAAAACGAATCCTACTATTAATGACCTTGTAAGTCAAATCAAAGAAAAGCAACATCAGGCTAAAATGATAGCAACACTTATCAAAAAAGAAGAAACAGTTTAATGGAACAATCAAACTTATCTAATCAACATAACCCTGAGTGGGCATTGTTCTTACCTGCAGTTAGTAGTTTCTATATTAGTGGCTTAGGTAAACAACGTAAGGGTGAATCTTACTTTGACACTAATCGTATACCCGCAGGATTTAACAATGATGTAGAGAAACTTAACTTTCTTAATAAAAAAGAAGGTCTATATTATTATGAATGGGGTTTGTATAGTGCTGGTCATGCAAACTTAGATACAACTGTAAATGATAACTCAGAAAGTATTATTCGTGAACGTGACCCGCATACATTCATGTTGGGTGACTCAGGTGGATTTCAGATTCTAAAAGGTCAATGGCCTGCTGACTGGAAGAATCCTAATTGTCCTAAAGCAATGGAAAAACGTAAGATAGTATTGAAGTGGATGGACACATACATGAACTATGGCATGTGTTTAGATATACCAAGTCAATCTGAAACAACCTTTCATCTTAAGGATAAGCAAGGTAATAGTGTACACGGCATTAGAGATGTTGACGATGCTATTGTTGCTACTCATATCAATAACGAATATTTTATTAACAATCGTTCTGGTAAATGTAAGTTTCTAAATGTATTACAAGGTCGTACTCATACTGATAGTGATAAATGGTATGACGAAATGAAAAAGTATTGCGATCCAAACATCTATCCTGACACTCATTTTAATGGCTGGGCATTCGGGGGACAAACAAAGATTGATATTCATTTGACGTTGCGTAGAATGGTTGATATCATTTATGATGGACTACTACAAGAAGGTAAGCATGACTTGATTCACTGTTTGGGTGTATCAATTTTAGAATATGCAGTATTGTTTACTGATATCCAGAAAGCTATTCGTAAGTATCACAATCCAAAACTACAAATCACATTTGATTGTGCAAGCCCATTCTTTAGTGCGGCTAAAGGTCTAGCATATTTTAATAACAGTATTGAACATAATAAAAAATGGTCATACAGTATGGAAAAGACTGCCGAGAATAAAGACTATGCGACAGACAATCGCAAATTTAGCGATGGTGTTTTGGCTGACGGCATCCATAAAGTCTTTACAGACAGTCCAGTAACTGATAAACTACTGATGAAGGACTTGTGCTATCGAGGACAAGGCTTCATTGGTCAACACGGTAAAGAAACAAAAACTAGCTGGGATACATTGAGTTATACATTATTACAAAGTCACAATGTATATCAACATATTGTGGCAGTACAAGAGGCTAATCGAAGATATGAACAAGGTATTATGCCCAGTATGATTATACAAAAAAATAGTAATACTACATTCCGTGATGTAGTTAACGAGGTATTCTCGCAGAAAACTAGGCAAGACAGTCATCGGGTCATTGAACAGTACAATAGCCTCTGGATGCAAATGCAATCAGGTAGTCAAGGTATGAGTGGTAAAAAGACTGTAAATGCATTAACTAAATTTAACGAACTATTTTCATTTGCATAAGGAATTTTAAAATGGATATTCAAAGAGAACAAGCAGAATTCGAAAAGCGTCAACGAATTAAACATCATGCCAAACGTATGATTTTCGTAACATTTCAAAAAGAGGGTATTCATTTATACCCAGCGGCAGCAACAGATCCAGCACTCGCAACGGGTGATGAATATGATATTAGCTTTCTAGGAACTCCACATCGTCACATTTTTCACTTTAATGTGGCGATTGAAGTATTTCACGATGACAGGGATATTGAGTTTATTCAATTCAAACGCTGGTTAGAGAATCTCTATAAAGGCGGCACACTTGAATTGAATTACAAAAGTTGTGAAATGATTAGTGATGATTTGTATTTGCAAATCGCTACTAGATATCCAGATCGTAACATTGAAATCACAGTCTCCGAAGACGGTGAGAACGGTGCTACGACTTATTACAATACAATTAGACCTTATCTTTCAACCGCTATTTAAAGGAAATCAAAATGGCAAAACCAACATTTCAATCTAATCCCCGTGTACATCAAATCTTTGATGACTTGGAAAAATACAAAGAATTCTGTGTAGACTTCGGGTATAAGTTTGATGAGGCAACTCTCTATGATATGCGTAGTTTTGCATATCGTCAACATCAAAAACAACTAGCAGGAAAGTATCCCAAGAATTCTTGGTCAGAAGATAGCAAATGAGAACCTTATATTATATGGGCCTTGAGCCATATAAAGCAAGATACACTCTGCAATTAACAGAGTGGAATGAACGTGTGTTCAAACGTAGAGGAATTGACTATACAGTAGTCCCTGGTGATACGTTGACTGCCGATCAATCTATTGTAACCGGTCAAGTATTAGATGCACATGGTCGTACATACTTTGGTATGTCACAACTAATGACACTAATCAAGTGGATGAAAGAAGGACTTCTTAACGATGAAGATGTTATCTACTTTGAAGATATGTTTCAGCCAGGCATTGAATCTTTACCCTATATTCTTAAACAAATCGACAAAGCTAACAGGCCTCGGATTTATGTTCGCTGTCTTGCTCAGTCCATTGATCCTGATGATTTTGTTCATGTATGGGGTATGTCTAAATTTATGGGTCATTATGAAAAAATGGTTGATTCGTTTGTAGACGGCGTTCTAGCTAGTAACGAAGAAATGGTAATGCACATGAAGATTGCAGGCTGGGAAGCCCCAATTTATAATATATCAGGTCTTGCGTTTAGTAAAGAAGAAGTTAAAGAACGAGTTGGTAATAAGATTTTATCTTGGAATAAGCGCAAGCCACGTGTGGTGTTTAGTGCAAGATGGGATCAAGAAAAACAACCTGATTTCTATATGGATGTTATTGAAGCATGGCATAAACGTCACCCGGGCAGCCCCGTAGAGTTTTGTATATGCAGTGGTGCTAAACTACGTAGTAACAATCAAAGCTATATGCAACGTACATATGACTTGCAAGCAAAGGGTCTATTAATTATTAATGAGGATTTGAATAAAAATGCTTACTATGATATCGTTAATGATAGTCGTGTCGTGTTTAATTGCGCCCTTCAAGATTGGGTTTCCAACACAGTCAGTGAAGCAGATACTCTTGGGTGTAATGTTTTATACCCTGCTTATAGGTCTTTCCCTGAGACTTTTTCTAATGACCATACCAGACTTTATGTTCCTTGGTCAATAGAAGATGCCCTAGACAAGCTAGAAAAACTATTGGATAAGCCAAGTGACAATATGGGTAAGATCAGTGATTGGACTCATGGTACTATCGATAGGATTTGTGATATCATGGAAGGCAAAGGTGAACATTGGTTGCGTATGTCAACTGATTATCGCAAACATACTAGAGAAAGCAAATATGGCAACACGTAAAAAGAAAAAAACTGACGCAGAACAGTTTGACGACCAGGTTGTAATGAAGGAAGAATATTACGATTTAGAACCTGTAGTCATTAAAGGAAGTCATCTAACTGTGACAAAATACCCAAATGGTTCTACAAAACTAGAGTGGGATGATGATGCTTTGATGAAAGAAGTGCAAGAGGCAATTGCCTCAGTAGAAATTAAACTCAAAAAAGGAAAGAAAAAATGAACGCACATAATGATATCGAAACAAGTTTGGCAGCATACAATGCCGAGAATGAAAAGTTTAACAAAGGTAATGCAGCCGCTGGCACCCGTGCCCGTAAAGCATTAGCAGAGTTGGCTAAAGCAGTTAAAGCACGCCGTAATGAAATTACTGCTGAAAAGACTGCACGTAAAGAAGCAAAGGCTTAATCATGGCAAAAAAGAAAATTGAACTATACGCAGAAGCTCCTTATAAACAAGGATATGATTCTGCAATTGCAAAAGAAAAATTTGTCAATCCATATTCTGATATTGAAGATGCAGAGGCCGACGCTGATGATTATCAGCGTGGGTATGATAATGCATTGGAAGAAATTCAAAACACTTCTACTCAAGCATAAATACTTGTGCAACATAAAGGTTGCACAATGTCAAAACAAAACACTCACAACGGAGGGTTATCTATGAGTTACAATAAGACAAAAACAAATCCTGAATTAGGATTAAAAGTACACGAACATTTAGTTAAAATGGGAGTTGAAACCCCTATTAAACCTAACAATATAGACCGCAAAGATAAAATTGATATCATTGAAAATCACTTTAAAGCTATCATGGAGACTTTGGGTCTTGATTTATCTGATGATAGCTTAGAAGAAACACCTAAGCGTTGGGCAAAAATGACCGTAAACGAAATTTTCTGGGGTTTAGATTACGAAGCATTCCCTAAATGTACTACTGTTGACAATAAAATGAAATACAACGAAATGGTATGTGAACGTAATGTTAACGTACAGAGTAATTGTGAACATCACTTTGTAATCATTGATGGGCTTGCTACTGTGGCATATGTTCCCAAAGACAGAGTACTTGGTTTAAGCAAGATCAATCGCATTGTAGAATACTTTAGTAAGCGTCCACAAATCCAAGAACGATTGACTGAACAAATCTTTCATACATTACAATATATTCTGGACACGGAAGATGTTGCAGTTATGATTGACGCACAACATTATTGTGTTAAGAGTCGTGGTGTAGAAGATACTGGTAGTAGTACAGTTACTACACGTTTAGGTGGTGGATTTAAAACTGATCCAGCAGCCCGTGCAGAATTCTATCAAATTGCAAGACAAAAATGAACGAACGAATTCAAAAACTTGTTGAACTGGCTGGCTATGAAAAAGATATGTTTGGCATCGGTCATTGGGATATGCCTGAATGTAAAAAGTTCGCCGAGTTGATGACAACAGAATTCATTGGCTTACTTGAATATGAGATTGCTATGTTGGAGAAATATAAGACTACATCATGCAATGATTTTGACCGCAGGTGGCATGAAGGTAAGATAGTGCATTTTCGCCGAATGATAGATAAGACTAAAGACCACTTTGGAGTTGATAATGTGGGCACGTGAACAAAGCGTACACTACCTCAAACAATATATTCGTGCTAGGAAAATAACACCATGGGTTGTGGGTATGTGTCCCGGCAGTGAAGAACGAGCCAAATCAACTTTACAATACTTAGGTGGAATGGCTGGAGACTGGTATGGTAGTCGGAGTGACTGTCACTACTATTATCCGCAAAGGAAACAAGAATGAAATGGTATAAACACAGCAACGGTAAGATACATTTTTTTCCTGAAGTAATTCCAAAAGGATGGGAAGTTATGTTGAATCCAAATACATTTGATGTTATATGGCGTAGAATTAGGAGTTTAAATAATGGGATTTAGAAAACCAATGGATTATAATAGTGTTAGTCATCAAATCTATATGAGTGGGGTAGAGTTGAATAGTCCGTACAATGACGGATTCACCACATTTGAAATTAAAAAAGATTTATATAAATTGAAATGGATGTTAGATGCTATAATGAAAGATGCACCTACATTTTCAGGTGAAGATGAGTTTCTTAAAGAACATGAGCAAAAAGTTATGTGGAGAACATTGCAAAAATGATATTCAATAAAATTAAAAAACTTAATAAAAATGGCAAAAAGATAGGTATAACCTTTAGTACCTTTGATATGCTACATGCAGGACATATTGCAATGCTTAGTGAGGCAAAGAATCATTGTGATTATCTAATTGCAGGCCTACAAACTGATCCAACGATTGATAGACCTGATACAAAAAATAAGCCCATTCAAAGTATTGTAGAACGACAAATACAATTAAGTGCATGTCGTTATGTAGATGAAGTTGTAGTTTATCAAACTGAACAAGACTTAGTTGATTTGTTATTGATATTACCTCTTAATGTACGTATACTGGGTATTGAGTATGAAGGTAAACAATTCTCGGGTGATGCGGCATGTTACCAGCGTGGAATAGGAATTGTTTTTAATGGTCGTGACCATAGTTTCAGTTCTACTAGTTTGCGTAAACGAGTATTTGAGGCTGAAGCCAAAAAAGGTAAATAAGAATAGCGGTCTACGGTCATCATCCCGCTTTACAAATTCTGCTGCCTATGCTATAATTAACATAGGAGAAAAATATGGCAAACTTAAATCAACTTGGTTTTGACTCAAACCCATGGCGTTCATCGAAACAATACAAATATACGTCAACTAAAGAGTATCACGATGCATTTCCGTGTGCATACAGACAATGGCGTGCAGACAGTCATTGCAATATGATTCATGGTTATAGTTTCAGTATGAAATTTTATTTTGGTACAGACCACTTAGATGTTCGTAATTGGGCGGCAGATTACGGTGGGCTAAAAGAATTAAAGAAAACTTTAGAAAGTCAATTTGACCATACATTACTAGTTGCAGAAGATGATCCTGAACTAGAAACATACAAATTACTAGAACAAAGAAATATGGCTAAACTTACTATTCTTCCTAGATTAGGTTGTGAAGGTTTAGCGGACATGCTCTACAAGTATGTTAATGGAGTTTACATACCGGACTTATGGGGACCGGGTGAGGCAGAGCGTTTATGGTGTTATCGTGTAGAAGTCCGTGAAACTCAAAGTAACATGGCTTGTCGTGAAGGACATCGTGAATGGAATGAGGACTTGTTTAATTAAAAAGGAGAAAATTATGTTAGACAAAATTTTAAACGGAGTGGATAGAGTATTAGCAGTTAAGCTAATGCTAGCCCACATTATTATTATTGCAATTAGCAATTATATTGTACAATTTAAATTTGAAGTGTTCGGCGCGCCACTTGCATGGGCTGCTTTTACTTTCCCATTAGTAGTTGTACTTACTGACTTAACTGTTCGGTTGCTAGGTAAACAAACTGGCCGTGCAGTTATTGCATTAGCATTCATTCCAGCTATCATTGTATCAATGATTGTTGTTAAAATGGGCGGTGCGCCTGATTCAGTAGCGTTTCGGATTGGTTTAGGATCAGGCGTTGCTTATTTGTTAAGTAACTTACTTGATGTTTATGTATTCCAATATATTAGAGAAAAATACGCAACGTGGTGGTATGCTCCTGCTATTAGTGCAGTAGTATCAACTTTCCTTGATACTTATGTATTCTTTGGTACTGCATTTGCAGGCGGCGCAAATGAGTTTATGGCTGCTAACTGGCACATTGTTGCAACCAACAATTCAATTAGTAAAGTACTTGTAAGTTTGTTAGTTATTCTACCCGCTTATGGTTTATTGTTAAGTCAGTTGCAAAAGAAATTGGCAAGTGATGAAGAAAACATTGTTAAGAGTAGTAACTAATATTTGGCGGATATGGGCAAAAGCCCTGGGAGAGAAAGCAGGTAATACGGATCAGGAAGCTGACCGTATTGCTTGCATTCGTACTTTAATTGTGTTATCATACATCATAACTAACTGCTTTATTATAGCAGGTGTAATTCGACATTGGAACTAGTATGTTTAAATTAAATCCGGGTAGTCATGAAGAAGCCTTGGGTATTCTTCAAGAAGAATGTGCTGAAGTAATAGTCGAGGTCAGTAAAATTAGAAGATTTGGTATTGACACAGTTCATTATAAAACTGGTTACCGGCATGCCGAAATGTTA